ATAAAAAGGAGAAGAGATGGCATCTACAGTAGATATATGTAATTCAGCTTTAAATATGTTAGGCGGAGCTACGATTATCTCCCTTACTGAAAACTCAAAGAATGGTCGCTTATGCAACCAAAGATACGAGCCAGTAAGGGATGCCATCTTTCGTTCACATCCCTGGAACTGTTTAATTAAAAGAACTGATTTAGCAGCTAATACTGAAACACCTAACTTTCAATGGAAGTTTCAATATACATTACCAGCGGATTGTATAAGAGTTTTAAGAACTGAAAATTCTAATTTATCTAATGAAGAGCAATATAGAATAGAAGGTAGAAATTTACTAACAAATCAAAGTACCATAAAAATTCAATATGTTGCTAAGATTACAGACACAACAAAATACGACACACTACTTATAGAAACAATAAGTGCCAGACTTGCAGCAGAACTTTGTTATCCTATTACTCAATCATCAACACTTATGGATCGTATGTTTGCTCTCTATGATGCAAAACTAAAAGAAGCCAGATTTGCTGATGCTACAGAAGGATCATCAGATGATGATAACAGATTACAAGCTGGTGACTTTATTAATGCGAGGTTATAAATACATTGACTAAAAAACTTACACTAAAACAAAAAAAAATAGCATCATTAGGTGGCAATAAAAAAAAGATTGATGGAGCTGATTTTAAAAAATTAAGAAACAAAAAAAATAAAAAGGTAGTTTAATGCCACGATCAACATTTGCTTTTTCTAATTTTACTGGTGGTGAACTATCCCCTAGATTAGATGGCAGAACAGATTTACAAAAGTATTATCAAGGTTGTAAAACTTTGGAAAACATGGTGGTACATCCTCATGGTGGTGCTACTCGTAGACCAGGTACACAATTTATTAGTGAAGTAAAAACTTCTGCTAATACGACTAGACTTATACCTTTTGAATTTTCTACTACACAAACTTATGTTTTAGAGTTTGGAAACTTGTATATGCGAGTTCATAAAGATGGCGGTCAAGTATTAGAGGGTAATAAAACTATTTCTGGAATTACAAAAGCTAATCCAGCAGTCGTGACTGCAAACAGTCATGGATATAGTAATGGTGATACAGTTATTATTACAAGTGTTGCTGGTATGACAGAAGTGAATGGTAAAACTTTTTTAGTAGCTGATAAAACAACCAATACTTTTGAATTACAAAATGTTGATGGTACTGATATCAACTCTTCTAATTTTACAACTTATACTTCTGGTGGAGTAGTGAATAAAGTTTTTGAACTCACGACACCTTATACTTCTTCACAAGTATTTGATCTTAAATTTGCTCAATCAGCTGATGTCATGTTTATGTGTCATCCGTTGCACGAAGCATCAAAGTTATCAAGAACTGGACATACATCTTGGACTTTAGATGAAATAGCTTTTGATGGTGCTGCTTTATTAGATGCTAATACAACAGCAACAACTTTAACACCAGCATCTGCATCAACTGGTACTGGTGTCAATATTACTGCCTCTGCCACAACTGGTATCAATAATGATCAAGGTTGGTTAGCAACAGATGTTGGAAGAACAATAAAATTTAATTCTGGTGTTGCAAAAATTACAGCCAGAACAAATGCAACAGTTGCTGTCTGTACAATTACAACTGCGTTTGCTAATACCAATGCAACTGCTAGTTTTCAACTTGGTGCGTTTTCTGACACAACAGGACATCCTTCTTGTGTAACTTTTTTTGAACAACGATTAGTATTTGCAGCAACAGTTTCTAATCCGCAAACAATTTTTTTTTCTCAATCAGGTGATTTTGAAAACTTTACAACTGGTACCAATGCAAGTGATGGTATGAAATTTACGATTGGCTCTGACCAGGTAAATGCTATTAAATATATTAAAGGATTAAGAACTTTAGTTCTTGGTACATCAAGTGGTGAGTTTATAGCCACAGCATCATCGAGTGCTGAACCTATCACACCTACAAATATACAAATTAAAAGACAAGCTGGTTATGGAACATCTGATGTTGATGCTCTTATTGCTGGTAATAAAATTTTATTTGTTCAACGAGCTGGTAAGAAAGTTCGTGAACTAACTTATGATTATGACACAGACGGATATGTAGCTCCTGATCTAACAATTTTATCAGAGCATATTGGTGGTTCTGGTGTAGCTACTGGATTTACAGAATGGACATATCAACAAGAGCCAGACAGTATTGTTTGGGTTGTGCGTTCCGATGGAGTGTTATGTGGTATGACTTACCAAAGATCAGAGCAAGTGGTTGCCTGGCATAGACATATTCTAGGTGGAGTTTTTGGATCTAGTGATGCAGTCGTAGAAAGTGTTGCAGCTATTCCTAACTCAACCGCAGCATCACAAGGTGAAGATACTTTGTATATGATTGTGAAAAGAACAGTTAATGGTGCAACAAGACGATACATAGAGTTTATGAAACCTTTTGATTATTCTTCTAATATTGAAGAAGCCTGGTTCTTAGATAGTGCCTTACAATATTCTGGATCAGCAGTTACATCTGTTTCTGGTCTTGATCATTTAGAAGGTCAGGTTGTCTCTATTTTAGCTAATGGTGCTACTCATGCTGATAAAACAGTAAGTGGTGGTTCAATTACTTTAGATCGATCAGCTACAAAAATTACAGTTGGATTATCTTACACATCAACTCTACAAACTATGAGAATTGAAAGTGGTAGTGCTGATGGATCAGCACAAGGTAAAACAAAAAGAATACAAGAATTAACAATACGATTATTTGAAACTGTTGGTGCTGAAGTTGGAAGTGCATCAGACAATACAGATATTATACCATTTAGAGATAGCTCGATGGCAATGGATACTGCGGTGAGTTTATTTAGCGGAGATAAACAAATTGAATTTAACTCTGACTATGAAACGGATGGATTTGTATTTGTCAAACAAACACAACCCCTACCCTTAACAATAACAGCTCTCTACCCACAGCTTAATACTTATGATGGTTAATGGAAATACGACCTTTTATTAAAGAACATGGATATGTAATTTTTAATGTGATCAACAATGCACTTATTGGTCATCAAAAAGATTTATCCTTTATAGACAAACTAGAAGTTGATCATTGTTTTACTGCTGTCAAAAATAGTCAACCAATAGTGTGTGGTGGTATTATTAAATATTGGGAAGGCTGTTATGAAGGTTGGGTTATTGCTTCGCAATATATTAATCATCATCCATACGAAACAGCAAAAACTATAAAACAATATACAGAATTATTAATTAAGAAGCATAACATTCATCGATTACAAACAGCAGTTTTACATAACTTTGATGAAGGTCATCGCTTTGCAAAATTTTTAGGAATGGAACCAGAGGGATTAATGAAAAAATACGATTACATGGAACAAGATTATATGAGATATGCGAGGGTTAGCTAATGGCACCCCTAGCTCCTATTGCTATTGCGGCTACTGCTGCTAGTGCTGTTGTTGGTGCTATCGGTGCATCACAGGCTGCAAGTGCTGCTAAGACAACTGCTATTGCTAATCAACAAGGATATGAACGAGCAGCAAAGGTTATAGAACAACAACAAGAAGTTGTTGATGCACAATACAATAATGAATTATTTAAATTTAATCGTAGTTTTAAACAAAATCAATCTAACACACAAGCTCTGTATTTAAAATCTGGTGTTGATCTTAGCGGTACTGCTGAAGATGTTTTAGCTGAAAACGCAAGAATGGCTCAGTATGAAATTAATATCATGGATTATAATAAAAAATTACAAAAGAAAAAATTAGATGACGATGCAGTACAAATGAGATACCGAGGAGAAATTGCAAAGGCTGAAGGTCAAAATCTTGCATCCTCCTACAAATACAAAGCATTTGGATCTTTACTATCTGGAGCTGCTAACACAGCAAACTTAACAGCAACTTATTATCCATCATTAATAAAATAAGGAAATTATGCCAAGAATACCTATTTATAACCCTACTGGACAAATTGGAGGACAAGCTGGTTCAACAGATGTACCTGTAATTTCACAACAATCAACATCAGGTGTAGTTGCTAATCAAGCAGATATGATAAGCAAATCATTACAAACAGTAAGTGATTTTGCTAATGTATTAATTAAAAATGAAAGTGAAAGAATAGTAAATCAAGAAGCTATAAAATATAAAACACTTCTTGATACAGCTTCAAAAAATATACAAACACAATTAGTTAATCAACCAGAAGTATGGATGGATGAATATGAAAAAGCTAAATCAACAATATTATCAAATATAGATACAACAGAATACAAATACGATTTTATAAAAAATCAGGTTACAAACCAGCTTGAATTAGACTATTTACCAATAAGAAATACTTTATTTACTGAATACGCAAAACAAACAAAAATACAAAATGCAATGGCTAGTCAAGAAGCTGCTAGAAATTATGGTGTTGATTTAGGAAATAATGTTTTAAATAATCAAGAAGATTTTGATTTTTTCTTAGGGAAAACTTTTGAACAATTACAAAATCACTCAAAGATCAGTACTGTATCATCAACTAAAGCCTTAACAAAAGATGTCTTTACTAATGCTGCAATAAATGGATTAGAACAATTATATGGAGATCAATCAAATTTAACAAATTCTATGCTTGAACTAGAAGATATAGATAATGAAAATTTACTAGAAATACTTTCTCGTTTAGATGCAGACGATCAAGAAAAAATTATTGATGATTTTAGAGATAAAGAAAATGATTTTTATACAAGACAAGAGAAATTAGAAAATAATCAATTAAAAGATAATCGACAAGATACAAAAAATCTTATTAATGAATTATGGGAATCGAATAACGAAAAAGAAAGAACAGAATTTTTTGAAAAAATACAAAACACTCCAGTATCTTATTTTGGTGATGATGGATTTGCAGTAAAACAAAAAATTATAAATTGGTACAATGCTTCTTATAATAATCAAAATGATGAATATTTACCTCAGTCAGCTTTAGTTAGTGATCCAGCGTTAGTACAAAAATTAGAAAGTTTGATATTAGAAGAAAATTTGAATTTTTCTGATCCAAAGATTTTTGGCAACTTACATAATTTAACATTAGCAGATCAAAGATCTTTACAAATTACAGCTAAAGCAGAACGAGATATAAATACAACAAACTTTAGAAAAGCTATTGCTGGTGAATTTCAGCTTGTTGGTATTGATGGTCAAATAAACATTAATGTAGATGGTAATAATTCTCAAGAGGCAAATATTTTAGAACAAATGGCATCAACTGCTTATCATGCTTATGATAAAATGAAAGCAATAGAAGGTGAAAATTTTAAACCGCAAGAAGCGTTTATAAAAATTATAAAAGAAACAAAAGAAAAATTTAAAACATCAGTAATGTATGAATTACAGGATGTTATAAAAAATTCTGCTGGTAAAGATGGTTTTGAATGGCTTCCAGCAACTACAAAAGCAAAAGATTTATCAACTTTTATCAATGAATTTGTAGAAAAAGAAACTACAACTTTAGATGATAGTTATAGAGCTAGTAGAATAATGAGAGAATACGAGGCATTAATAAATATGGTGGATACTTATGAGTGAAAATTTGCAAAAATTTGAAAATGGTACATATACCCAAGATGAATTATTGGATTGGCATGAAAACTATGGTGAAAATATGCTGTATCAAAAAAAATTAAAAACATTACCAGAGGATCAATTTGAAAATACATATACTCATCAAGACGAAGATTTTGATTACAAAATAGGTGAAGTAAACGAAGTACCAGTTGTTTATGACAAACAGATAAGACCAAAAATTTTTGGTCAAAACTTAGATGATCTAGAAGGAGCTGGTCAAAAAACTGTCGATGTTATGAAAGCTACACCAGGCTTTTTAAAAGATTTTGTAAATCCAGTAAATATTGGTAAAGGATTAAATGAAGGAGTAACTAACTTTTTTAATTTGATTGATAGTCAAACTGGCGGTGCTGTCACTTCTATTGATAATTATTTTAAAGAAAATTTTCCAAATACATTAGGTAAATCATTTGAATACGAAAAGCCAGATACAGCTGGAGGAATAACATCTTCTGTTATTGGTCAATATGTTGTACCAGATTTATTGTTTAGAAGATTTTTACCAATGTTTAAAGGTCAAGGTCTAACATCTGACGCACTTACAGTTGGTTTATTTTCATCAAAAGATGAAGGTAATATCGCTAGTATGATTGGTGAAATGTTTCCTAATTTTTCACAAAACAATGAAGTTGCAAAGATTATAACAGAGGGTTTGACTGCTAATGAAGATGATAGTGAGTTAGAGGCTAGACTGAAAAATGTTGTTTCTGATAGTGGTGCTTTATTTGCGTTAAGTGGTATTTATAAAATTTTTAAGAATTTAAAAAATAATCCAGAAAAAGTACAAGAGTATCAATCTCTCGGAGCTGCCGCCACCCCTACTACTAAAGAAGATTTAAGTAATATGAAGTATGTTGATAGTGCTGGAAATGAAGTGCAAATCAAAGATGGTAAACCTATTAGTCAAGTCGATAATTTAGTACCATCAGAAAAACCTTTTTACTCTAATGTAGAAAACGCTATTTCCAATATAACTATGAAGTCAGGCAATGGTGATCAAATCCTTGCTACACTTAATAATACCTCTGGCATTAAACAATCAGAGATAGAAGATTTAGGATTAAATGAATTTTTAGCTGGTAAAAAAAAAGTTACAAAAGAAGAACTCGATGATTTCATTGCAGACAAGTCTCTGACTACTAGAGTAAAAGATACATTTTTAGAAGGTAGTCCAGGTGAAAGAGTTAATGATATTGATTTTGCTGATGGTGTACGAGAAGAATTTAAAAATGCTTATGATTTTGATGAAGCAAAATTAATAGTTTATAACGATGAAGGATTATACAATGAATTGACTGAGTTTGGTTTAGCTAAAGGCATTTCAGAAGATGATACGTTTAGTGATGATTTTGTTACAGATTTTTTAGAATCACAATATGGTATGACAAGGTCAAATAAAGCAGATAAACCAACAAGATTTATAGATCAAACATTACCTGGTGGAGAAGATTATAAAGAAATATTAATTACTGCTCCTGGCACTCCCCAAGTTTATACAAAGCATCATTTTAAGGGTGATGTACCAGATGGTGAAAATCTTATAGCTCATGCTAGATTTAACACTCGTACAATCAATGGTAAGAAAACTCTTTTTATAGAAGAGATACAATCTGATTTACATCAAGCTGGTAGAAAAGAAGGTTATCACACAAAAGATGCTCAAAAAGCTCATTCAGAATTTAATAAATATAGTTTATTTCTTGCAGACAAATATGATTTACCTCCACAACAAAATCTTGCTATGTATGGTGGAATAAAAAATATGACAGATGCAGAAGTAAATAAATACCAGTTATTACAAAGTAAAGCAATGTTGGGTGGTATTGCAGACGCACCATTTAAAAAGAACTGGCACGAGCTTACAATGAAGCGATTAATTAAATATGCAGTAGATAATGACTTTGAAGCTATTTCGTTTACACCAGGTAGCGTACAAAATGCTAGATACGATTTATCTAAAAAAGTTGATTCCATCAGAGCAGAAAAAATTATAGGTGGAGAAAAAGATGGTTCTTATACTCTTGATATATATTCCATAGATGGTGCAAATATAAATAAAGTAGTACCAGAGAAAAAATTGGAAGAATTTGTTGGTAAAGATTTGGCAGCAAAAATTGTTAATGATGCACCTACATATAAAGATGGTAGACATTATTCTGGATTAGATTTAGAAGTTGGCGGAAAAGGTATGAAAGGATTTTATGATGACATCCTACCAACCTTTTTGAAAAAGTTTGGTAAAAAATATAATGCTAAATTAGAAAAAACAAATATGTCTACAACAGGATCTTATAAAGATCTTCGTTACGAATTTGATGATATCGAAATAAATAAAACTTATGATGCAATAGGAAGTTCAGGTAATATATATGCTACATACAAAATTTATGGAATAGGAGAAGATGTAGCAGTGGAACAAATAAAAGATAGCACAAGAACAATGCTTTTTGAAGGTGATTATATATCAGCTACTAGAGCTTTAAGAGGAGAACTAGAAGGATTTTCAGTACCACAAATATTAAATTCTAAAAAAACAAATACAGTTCCATTTATGGTTATCACTCCAGAAATGAAAAAAGATATTTTGACTAAAGGCGTACCGATAGCGAAGGTTGAAGATCGAGAAGAAAAAACATCAGCTGTCGCATAAAAAAAACTACAAAAACTACAAAAAATAATATAGGGTGAAATAAAATTGCACTAAGTCTCTGTGCAATAATTCAATAAAATCAATGGCATTAACAGACATAGGATCGCAAGATTCCTTAATTAACAATATTAAATCTTCACAGACTGGTGGTGTCACCGAGTTTGCTCCCTCTGTGCCAGAAGAAAATCCAGAGACTTTACTTGCTGGTTTAGGTAATAAATTATTTAACATACCTGGTTCAACAAAAAAAATAAAAGAAACTTTAAAAGAAGCTAGTGAAGTTCAGCCAGAACCTTTATTTAAAACAAGCGATCAAGTTGATGAAAATTTTACATCTATCTATAAAGATAGTGATGATTATATATCTAATTTAGATATCAACTTTAATGCTATTAATACATCTGATGACTTTGAAAATCTTTTTAAAAGTATAAACGAAGGCACAATTTACAAAAATCAAGGTGTAGAAACATTTGATGAAGTCAAAAAATTAGCCAAAGACTTAGATATGGATTCACAACTCCTTCAAGGTAAGGGGTTTAGTAATGCTAAAGAAGTTTATGCTGCTAGACAGTTTGTGGCTAAGAGTGGTACACAACTATTAAAACTAGCTGATGAAGTTGTTGCTGATCCTACAAATACAAAAACAATTATTGCATTTAAAAAACATTTAACACTACATGGTTTATATGTAGATAAATTTGTTAAAGGTAGAGCAGATGTAGGAAGAGCTTTAGGAGCTTTTAGAATACCTACTATGGGTGATCCAATGCAACAAGCTGGAGCTTTAGATAATATTTTAGCAAATATAGGTGGTGCTAAAAATATAATTAAGATAGCAGAAGAAACTAAAAGTTTATTTGATTCCCATGGATTACCAGCTGTTAATAAATACATTGGTGATAGTTATACTAAAAGAATTGGAAATGCCTGGAGAGAAGCCTATCGAGGTGGATTATTATTTTCAGTTAAAACACAAACAAAAAATTTAGTAGGTAATGCTTTTTACCAATTATATTCTGTACCAGAGTATATAATAGCTGGAGTTTACGGAACTGTGGAAAACTCTGTTATACAAACAGGAAAAAAAACTGGATTACTTCGAGGAAAATATTGGGGTAATTATAAAAATGGCATGACGTATGAAATGGGTTTAGCTCGTTTGTATGGAATGATAGAAGGCTCTAAAGATGCTTTTGTATTAGCAAAAAAATCATTAACAGATGGCGGAGTTCCTAAAGATGGACTAACTAAATATGAAGGTGCTACAAGTCCTGATGCTATAACTGCAAAAAATTTAGGTTTAAAAGATAATTCTATTACTGGTCAAACTGTAAATTTTATGGGTAAGGTTTATCGTCTGCCTTATATGGGTTTAACTGCTGGTGATGAATTTTTTAAAGATACAGCTAGGTCAATGGAAATGCACACATTGTTAATGGAAAACGCAACTATATTACAAAGGACAGAAGGACTAAAATGGGAAGATGCACTAGCACAATCAACAGAAGAGATTATGTCAAACCCAGCTAAGTATCAAAAAAAATTAGATGAAGCAGCTCTTTATTTTAGTTATCAAGATGAATTACCAGGGTATATTGAGAAAGGCGTAAGTTTTATTCAAGACTTTCCTTTAATCGGTACTGTTATTTTACCTTTTGCTAAAACACCAGTCAATATTACAAGAAGATTTTTAGATATGACTACTGGTGGTACTTTCGAACTTGGAGGTTATCTTGGCGTTATCGATAAAAGATTTATTGATGATCCTAAATACAGAGCTAAAGCAATTGCAAGAATTGGAATGGTTTCATCTTTTTCTATGGCAATATCAAGTTATTACCAAGAAGGAAGAATTACAGGAGGATACCCATTAGATAATAATGGAAATATTGATTACAAAGCAAAAGCGGCACTAGATGCTGTTGGATGGAAACCTTATAGTCTTGTTTTTGCTGATAATGATTTTCCAGAAGGTACGCCATTATTTAAAGATGGAAATCAGTATGAACCTAATGGAAATTTAAAATATGTATCTTACAATGGTCTAGAACCAGTTGGTGCTGTTATAGGTGTTATAGCTCATGCTAAAGAATTAATGCACAGAGCAAAAAATCCAGATGTAAGAGATAACATAGCTGAAGCTGTTGCTATTGCGGTCTATCAGTATATGTCTGAAATGCCAATGATTAGTGGTATGTCTACTGTAATGGAATCATTAGATAATATGAGCTTTACTAAATTTATTGGAGATAATCTAAGCAATATGGTTATGGCTCCAGTCTTACCATTATCTCCAGTTACTGGAGTTGGTAATGTTTTAGAAGATACAAGAAGAGATACCTCTGCTGATTTTGAAAGAGATATGAGGTTATACATACCAGATGGATTTAAAGAATACCAAGAAGGTGATGATATTCCAAATGGTAAAAAAGTTGGTGATTTTATTTTAGATCAAGAAGGTAATAAGATTGAAAAAAGTAAAGTTAATTTTAATTACGGAAACAATAAAGGAAACAATTATAATTACCTAATAGAAGCATTTAATAAAACTCTTTACAAAATGCCATACGATGAATTTGTTGGATCTGTCGGTAATATGGTTTGGGGTGCTGATGCCAATGGAAAAAAACTACCACCTAAGTATGATATTTTTGGTAACGAATTAAAAAAAACTTCTGGTCGAGGTTTAATTACAGATATTAGTAATACTTTTATTTCACCTTTTACTATTACAACTGTCGATAAAAAATCTGTTCATGTTTACGAAAACATGAGATTAGGTTCTCCTATTACAAATAGAAAAGCAAATATTAATGGAGTGAAATTAAAACCACAAGAATATGCTGATTGGATAATTTTATCAAAACAAACTCCTTACAAAGCATTTAGAGGTATGACTTTTGATGACTACATAAAAGATATTATGACACCAGGTAATAGAAAATATTTTAAATATATAAAAATGAATGACAACGAAAAATATCAATATTTGCAAGAGTTAAACTCAAAAGCATTTGCATTAGGAAAAAAGGAATTATTATATAAATATCCAGAATTAGGAATTGCATTAGAAACTATTACTGATGCACAAGACGAAGGAATTTTACCAGTACAAGGAGTTAATTTACTACAATGACAGTATCAAGTACCACAGTTAAAAAGAGTTATAATGGTAATGGCAGTACCGCTGGGTTTACCTATGACTTTT